CGGCGGGCGTCGAGGGAGGCGATGCCCTCGGCCGTGCCGCGCCCGGCGACGATCGCCTTGACGCGCTGGAAGAGCTTGAAGAACTCGGCGCGGGGCGGCTTGTCGGCGCCTGAGTCCACGTCGGCGGTGGAGAGATCGTCTACGGGCCAGGGCATGGGCGTCTCCTATGCGGCGATGCCGCGCACGACGGCATCCACGACCGCGTCGGCCGGGTTGCCGTCGCCGTCGAATATCTTGATCCGGGTGGGATCGTTCTTGTTGTCGAGGGTCCAGGACCAGCCGGCGCCGACCGATTGCAGGGTGAGGTGGATGTCGGTCACCAGGCCGAGGTCCACCGGCACCTCGCGCCCGCCCGCGGCCGAGCCTTCCCAGTCGGCGGTGTCGCGGTCGAGCAGCTTGCGCTCGGCCGAGGGCGCGTGGGCCGACCAGAACAGGTGGTCGAGGGAGAGAACCTCGCTCCCGTCCCCCGTCACCCGCCAGCGCAGTTGCAGCCAGCGCCCGGCGACGGTGGTGCCGGGGGCATAGGCGGTCCACGCCGCGTCGGCGAGCGCGGCCTCGGTCTCGGCAATGCGATACTCGAAAGCCACCGCGCCGACACTGTCGGCGGCCCAGCGCAGCGCCTTGTCGACCGCGATGCCGATATCGACCGTCTCGGTGGCGAAGGCGATCGCGGTGGCGGCATCGCCGCCGTTGCCGGCGGACCAGCTCTCCCAGGCGTCCCAGGTGGTGAGATCGTCCCAGGTGTAGGCGGGCGGCGCCTCCAGGGCATCGCGGCCGTCGTCGGAACGCAGGGCGCCGGTGACGGTGCCGGGCCAGCCCTGGCTCGCCGGGCAGCGCCAGATCAGGGCATCGCCCAGGCGCTGCGGCCCGAGCTCGGCCGCGATCCGCACGTCGTCTTCGGAAAGCCTGCCGCCGGTATCGATCGCGCGGGCGGCGAATATCCAGTGCCCCGGCGGCGGCTCGACCGTCTCCAGCGGCGAGGCGGTGAGGTGGCCCCGATGCAGCGGCGTCATGTCCTCCCAGCCTGGAGAGGGACCCTCGCCCTGCTCGGCATAGCGGATGACGATGCCGGCGAGGTCCGGGTCCGGCGGCGGGGTCCAGCGCAGGCGCCGGGTGCCGTCGCCGAGCACGTCGATCAGGAAGTTGGTGGGCACGAGAGGCGCGGCAAGGAAGCCCACGATCCGATATTGCGCGGTGAAGGGCCGGCCGGAAGGGGCGGCCTCGGTGCCGGGCGTCACGGTGAGGGAGAGGACGCCGGCGGGCGGGGCCAGCCAACGGGCCTCGGTCTCGCCGTCCACCAGACGGGCCACGATGCGGGCCGGGCCGTCGTCCACGGCCGCGCGCACCACCCCGCCGCGCCAGTCGCCGGCAACGGTGAGCGCCGCCTGGAGCTCGACGGCATAGCCCGCGCCGACGCGCACCGGGCTCTCGGCGAAGGCCACGGCCAACACCCGAGGCGACCGCGCGGGCCGCAGCGGGAAGGGCGCGGTCAGATCGGCATGGGCGGCGGCGTGGTAGGCCTCCACCTCGTCGATGGCGACGAAGCGCACACGGCGGTCGCTGGCGGGCTCGACCGCGACGATGCGCGCCCGCACCGGAGGCGAGTCGGCGTCGTAGAGGCGCCAGAGCGTATCCAGCGGGTTGGCGCCCTCGGCATCCGGCGCCTCGGGCAAGGGCGCGGCAAGATCGAGGGTGTCGGTCTCTCCCTGGACGCCCTGCGGGCGGGCGACGGCGCTCTGGTGCAGCGTGCCGACGGGCAGGCGAAAGAGCATCTCGGCACCGCCGGCGCCGGGATCGACGGCGCGGTTGAGGACCACGCGCCCGGCCGTGCCGCCGGCGAGGCGGCCGGCGGCGCCGCCGTCGATGAGCGAGTGCGTGATATGCACCACGTCGCCGCGCGTGATCGAGAGCCCCTCGGCCGCCATCTCCCAGGAGAAGCGGCGGCGGTGATAGACCTGGCGCGCGGCCTGGAGGTTGCACTCGACCGCCGCCTGCATGGCATCGGTGACGCCCTGGAGCGTGAGCGTCGCGGTGCTGCCAAGCGGTCCCTCCGCCCCCGGCACGCGGCGGCGCAGCGTGTTGTACTGCCAGTCGAGGTCGGGCTCGATGTAGCGCACGGCGATCTCGTCGGCCACCTGGCCGGCGGCATACTCGACCCCGAAGGTGCCGGCGACGACGTTGCCGGGCGCGATCAGCGCCGTCGCCGGGCGGCCCCGGTCCTCCCACACCACGCCGAGGCGGCCGGTCTGCCAGGTCGGGCTGGCACGGCCGCACTGCGCGATGAGCGTGAGCACCTCGGCGTGGGAGGTGGCGCGGTCGAGGACGTGGTTGCAGCCGAGGCCCTGGGCCTCGCACCATGCGCCCCAGGCCTTGATCGAGGCCTCGTCGATGCGCGCGTCCGCGAGGCCGACGCCGGCGACCAGGCGGCCCCGCGCCCTCAACCCCCGCGCATACCAGCGGAAGAGCCAGGCCGGATTGGAGGTCGCGACCGGCTCCGTCCAGCGGGCGCCGTCCCAGGTAGGCACCTTCTGGCGCACCAGGCCTGAGAGCCGGTCGAGGCGACCGGAGAGCTGGCCGGAGGCGCGGATGCGCACGCCGAGGCGGGTCTGGCCGCTATAGTCGGCCTCGTCGGCCCGATAGGAGCGCAGCGCCGTCCAGGCCACGCCGTCGTTGACATGGCTGCTGCCGGATGGGGCGGTGGTGCGCCGCACCCGCACGGTGTAGGCGCCGGGCGTCACGTCATAGGAGAGCGTGCGCCGGATCACGGCAGACGAAGCCCCGGTCAGCCGGACGCTATGGCGCTCGATCGCGCCGCCGCTCGCTTCGATCTCGATCTCGACCGTAACGCTATGGCTCTTGATCTCTCCGTCGTCCTTGTCGACGCGGAAGATGCGGCCGGTGAGGTCGATTCCGATGCGCCGGGCATCGGCCGCGGCGGTGCGCTCGTGCCATTCGGTATCGGTGAGATCGGCGCCGGCCTCGCTGTCCACGTTGCCGGCGACGAGCGCGATGCGGCCCTGCGCGTCGCCCCACTCGATCTCGACCTCGTCATAGGAGTCGAGGGGGGTGGCGCCGATCCTGAGATCGTCCACCTCCAGCGCGCCGAGGCCGAAGTGAAAGACCTGGTGGAGATACTGCTCGGCGCCGGCAATCTCGGTATAGGCGGCGGCGGCGAGGTCGGGAAAGAGCCGGTGCGTGCCGAGCACCAGGAGCAGCGGCTCGTAGGGCCTGGCCCGGTTGCCGCCGCCGGTGAGGCTGTAGAGCGGCGCGGTCGAGGGCGACCCCGGCAGGGCGGGCTGCTCCGGCGGGCGCACCGGGAAGAGCGCGTTGCCGATGAGGGTGCCGCCGACGACGATGGCGGCGGTGGCGGCGGCCGTCCAGAAGGCGTTGAGCTGGAGCAGCGGCGGGAAGTAGATCGCGGCGATCACGACCGCGATCTGAAAGACGATCTGGAGCGGATTCTTGCCGCCGCCGCCGTCGTCGCCGAGGCTGGTGCGCAGGGTCACGATCTCGCCGCCCCGGAGCGCGGTCGTCGCCCATGCCGCGCGCGGCACCGCCCGGCCGTCCACGGCGACCGCCAGGGCGGTCTCGCAAGGCCACTCGCGCGCGACCAGGTCGGCCACGGTGGCGCCGATCGCGCGCCCGCGCGCGTCAACGCGCGACGGAAGCGCACAGACGCGCGTCTCGCGCCCGGCGGCCGTCAGGCCATGGGGCCAGAGATCGGCGGTTACCGTCGCCCTACCGCTGCGCTGCATGAGGGCTTGCACGGGCGCTGCATCAGCGCCGGAATCCGGCCCGTGGCCGCCCGCCAGGGCGTCGGACGGCAGGACATGCCCGACCGGCCGATCACCCGCCAGCGGCGCCAGGGCGGTCATGTCCGCCCTACCGCTTCGCTGCTTGAGGGCGGAAGCCATCGGTAGACCCCCTCCAGCGCCAGCGCCTTGGAGCGGAGATCGCGGATCGGGTGGAAGATCGAGCCCACGCCCTTGAGGCAGTGCAGCACGTAGGGCTCGCCCGCGACGGCGCACCAGACGCCGATATGGTGGCCGATGCTGCGCCGCCTGGCGGCCGAGCGCATGAGCACGCCGTCGCCCTCCTGCGGCGAGATCGTCGGGAGCGCGACCTCGCCCTTGAGCGCCACGATCTGCGCATCCCAGCCGCGCACGCTCGCCGCGTGGGCGGGGAGGGCGAGCGCGCGGCCGAAGCGCTCGCGCAGCACCGCCACAACGAAGTCGGCGCAGTCGTGCTCGCCCTCGACATAGGCGCGCCCGACATAGGCCTCGGCCCAGTGCGGCGCCATCAGAACAGCCCCGGCGAGGTCTGCGAGTGGCATTCTCGCCCTGCGTGCGGCCAGCGTGTACGCTCGGGCGGCACAGGGGGATGGCCGTTGAGTATCGAGCAAGCGGCAGAGTTTTTTCGGGCCTGCCTCGGTGACGACTGGGAAGCCGAGGCGACGCCAGTGCAGCTGAACGGCCGGCAGGTGGCAGAGCGCCTGTGGCCTCTCAACGACGTTTTTCGCCGGCGCCTGCATGAGGTCGCCGACCTGGAATACGACGCCAGGTATACGACCGCAGCGGACAGCGCCATCGACGACATGGTGGCGCTGGGCGACCTCGAAGTCCTGGGGCGCGCTCCCGCCGGGGTCGTGCGTGTCCTGCTGGAACGCCAACGCCAGATGCTCGTCGTGGCGCTGGCGAACGAAGAGGCGGGCAACCCGGTCACGACGCTTCCCTCCGGTCTTTCCCCCGGACAACAATGCGTCGGCTTAGTTCTGCTTCTGCTTCGCGGAATGGCGCTCCCGTGGCCGCCAGGCGGGCCAACGCGGTCCGCAGGGAACTGAGCTTCTGCGGCGGCTGCCGTCGGGCGACGGCGAAGGCGCGACGACGCTCGCCGGCCCAGCGGGTGCGCCAGCTCCCCGACATCAAAAAAGCCCCGGCGAGGTCTGGGGGTCGTGGCGCAGCGCCACGGCCGCACGGCCGAGCAGCGGGTCGAAGCCGAGGCGCGCGGTCACGCGCTCCTGGTCGACCGCCATGCCGGCCACGTCGAGCGTCACCTCCCACTCCACCGGCGGATCCTCGATGTCGAGCACGAGCATGACCCGCACGGTGGCGCCGACGCCGCCGCCCGTCGCCTCGATCCATTGCGTGAGCGCGCGCCCCACGTTGTCGACGGCGAGCTCGGCCTGCGGCGCCTGGCCGTCCACGTCGTCGCTGAGCCTGGCGTCGAAGCGGAGCGCCACGTAGTCGTGGCCCTCGATGCGGCGGCCCACCGTGTCGTTGACGACGCGCACCGGCTCCGCCGCCGCCGGGTGCTCGATCTCCAGCGCGGTGAGCAACGCATCGGCCGGGGCGCTCTCGTGCAGGGACCGGTCGAAACGCTCGCCCGCCGACGGCACCCGCCGGATGCGTACCAGAAGCGCCGGGGCGCCGGCGGACGCCCTGCCCCGGAGTGCGCGTACCCGGATGGCCGCGAGCCTGGCGGCGGCACGCGGCCGGCCGGCCGTGGCCCTGCCCCGCAGCGCGCGGACCGGGGGCGTGATGCGCAGGACGCGGGCGCCGGCCTCGGCTGCGCCTGCCGAGGCGGTACCGCGTACGAGGACGCGCGCGACCGGGGGCGTGATGTGCAGGACGCGGGCGCCGGCCTCGGCTGCGCCTGCCGAGGCGGTGCCGCGTACGAGGACGCGCCCGACCGAGGGCGTGATGTGCAGGACGCGGGCGCCGGCCTCGGCTGCGCCTGCCGAGGCGGTGCCGCGTACGAGTTGGCGCGCCACCGGGCGCCCCCCGGCCTATCCCGGCCCGGCCGCGCTCAGGCGCCCGACGGGATGCGCACGACGACGGCGCCGACCGGCACCCGCAGGATGTCGTCGGTCGTCACTTGGCTGATCGTGGCGTCGGCGCCCTGAGCGTCGACGAGGCGCCCCCAGGCGCGCACGCTGCCGCCCGCAGCCGCGTCCATGATGGCGAAGTGGGTGGCGTACTTGACCAGCGCCGTCGGCGCGAAGTCCACGGCTAAGAGGTTCTTGACCTCGCCCGCCGGGTCGGTGTCTTTGCGACCGAGATCGATCTTGACCCGGCCGGCGTGGGCGATCAGGTTGTCCCCTGCCGCCGTGGGGTCGGCGGTGGCGAGCGCCAGGTGGTCGTCGCCGGCGTTGGCGATGGCGAGCACCGCCCGGTTCTGTTCAGCAGCCGCAATCGGCATCGTTAGACTCCTTTCGTATCCCTCAGGCGCCGGGCGCTCGCTCCGCTCGCTTGGCTACGCGCTTCGCGCGCGGCGCGGTCGCGCCGGCCGGGCCTGCGGCCCGTTTCCGTCCTTTCAAAGGCCTACGCCCTCCAGCGTGAGGGTCGCCTCCCACGAGCGTCGGCCGTCGCCGCCGACGCGCGCCGTGTATTCGATCCCGCCGGCGCCCTCGCGGACGCGGACCTGGTAGACCTCGCCGCTCTCCGGCGCTGTCCAGGCAAACCAGCGGTGCGCCGTCTCGCGCACCCAGGCGCGGAAGCGCCGGTAGTCGGCATCGCTCTCGATCAGCACCGTCACGTCCAGCGCCGTCATGGCACTTGCGTAGCGGCGCTCCTGGCGGATCAGGCCATCGTCGAAGGGCGTGCGATCGACGGTCCGGTCGTCGCGCACGCCGTAGCCGTCCGCCTCCACCGCCACATAGTCGGGCCAGACCAGACTCACTTGTTCATATCCCTCAAGCGCCGGGTGCTCGCTCCGCTCGATCGTGCGCTCCGCGCGCGTGGACGCGCGACGCTACGCGCCATTCGGCGCGCCGGCGCAGTCGCGCCGGCCGGGCCTGCGGCCCGGTCCTCCACCGCTCTCATGTTCGTCCTCCGGCGAGGCCCTCGCGGGTCAGGGTCTGGCGGATCGGGCCGCCGCGTGCGAGGTCGTCGGTGACGATGTCCACGACCAGCCCGCGCGGGTCGAGGCGCACCTGGCGCCCCGCCTCGCGCTGCGGCGTGCCCCGGTTCTCGAAGTTG